GGCTTGTGCGTGATTTACGGTCATAGCCGGGGTAATTATAGTTAAACAAACCGCCGGGAGCTGTTGCAGGTACTTTAGAACGAGCATCTTCAATAATTGGTTTGAGTGCTGCGCGGACTTCTTTATCTAATTGCTTTTTGATGTCAGGCGCAAGCTGAGTTAAGGCTTTTCTAAGCCCTACTACCCCTTCGATTACGACTGGCATTTTGTCTTTGTTCCGCCTGTTTCCTTAGAACCTCATAAACTGCTTTTAATAAGTCACGATCCATGTTGATAAACTCGCTAGGCGCGATGCCCAGATTCACCGACAGTTCTGCTATTCGGTAAGTCCAAGCATCACGCGTTAGCCATTTGGGCTATCGTCTCCCAAAACCTCAACAGCCTTTAAGGTTTCGAGAAACTTATCGCCAAAAGGAAAAACCTCAGGAGCGCCTGCTCTACGCAGACATTCCCAAGCAAGCCAATAAATATCGCTCTGCTTTTGATCTTCTTGAAAGGCTTTGTAAAAACCTTTCTTGGCATGTGTCTCAAAGGCATACTCGATAGCTGGAGTTATGTCGTGGACTGACTCTGTGCCATCTGCCCTAGTTACTTTAAGTCTTGCCATTATTGCCCCTTTTATTTAATTAAAACGTGCCTGTTGTGGCTACGGTTACTGCTGAGTTGATTGTAAAGGTGATGTCCATTGTGGCCATGTCACCTGTTGCACCATTAATAGGTGTCAAGTTATTGACGAGAATATCAAAGGTGTAAAGTGGGTTGGTCGCTGAAATGGTTGTTGTTGGATTGCCTTTTTCTTGCACCATTTTAACGGCGGTAGTCGTTCCATAAACACCTTGCAAAGTAGCGAGAACGCTATTTGCTGGTGATGTGTCTCTATCGTTTAAGAATGAAACGGTTAGAGTAGCTGACTCAAGACCCTTGACAAACTTGTGTGCGGTGTCACCCATGGCAGTAACTTCAAGCTCATCAAAAGCCTGATTCAGGGTAACGCTTGTGACGTGGTCGCTAAGATCGATTGAGTTGATCTTGAGGCCGACCTTGTTATTCAAGAAAATTGCCATGTGGCTTATTCCTCATCTTTCTTAGCGGTTGGTTTTGGTTCTGTGGGCTTTACCTGACCGATTTTAGCTAGGAAAGCCTCACGCTCTTTTTCTACATCAGCCATGTTTAGCTCCAATCTGAGAGAACGCTGATACTTACTTCCCCGGATAGCAAATCGCCTGCTACACCGGTTAAGACTGCTGGTGCACTAAATGTGCCTATTGTATACGCAATAGAGGACGCTTCAAGCTTGTTTACTATTGCTAAATAATAATCTTCGATATTGATGAGGTTGCCCTGATTATCAAACATAGGTGCAAGCACAATAAGCTTGAAATTGACTTTAGGCTTAACTGTCTTGTAGTGGTCATTGGACGGCTCAATATAAGGATCGCCGGGCTGTACCACAATGCTATTGGCTAGGGGAGTGGCAGGTGGGAAGGAAAACACCTGCCACACCGCATTATCAGTTAGCGCAGCCGCGATTGTTCCACGTAGGGTAGAGATTGCTGACATTATCCTACTTGACCGCCCGGAGCTAAGTGATCCGCAAGTAAACCTCTGACACGTGCCATAAGGGTATTGCCCATGCGATATGGTGAAGGTTGAAAGTCTGGTGAAATGCCGCCAGCGTTAGAGGCTTGGCGAGCTTGCCAAATGTCCACAGCGATCATGAGTGTTGCTTGATTGACTTCGGGAAGGGTTGCATAATCAATAGCCTGTGTGCCGTAGACACGACCCCACGGTGCGATTGTGTGATATTCAAGTGTTGTGATTTGATTGTCTACGAACTCAAGCCATCCGCCATTTTTCTTTGTGATGACGCTTGAGCCGTTAAAATGCTGACGCACGTTTTCAATGTTTATAGTGTCACCGACTACAAATTGGTCGGCGTTCTCATAAATGTAAATGCGTCCAGTTGTTCCTGTTGCCTCAATGGCATAGACGGACTGTGTGTTAAACCATAACTTGCTTTTAACAATGTTTTCTGCCGCTTGGCAGACTTCTTCTACAACTGCTGAGGTGTATAGAGATTGAATCCCAAGCGCGGAGCGTAACTCGGCTTCGGTAACGTATGTTGCTGGCATCTCTATCCTCTCTTTATGTTAGCCCCGGCGCAAGGGCTGTGCGCCGGGGTAACTCTACTACTAGGCTAATTACGCCTTGTTGAAACGGAATGCACCCTTTGGCTTCTTGGTTGCGAGTGCGCCGTATCCGTAAAGTCCGATTTCGACCTTACCTGATCCGACAGTCTCAGCGCGGAGCTGTAGACGTGGTGACTCGTACCATGTGAAAGCATCGCGTGAAACGACCATGAGGGTCGCATCGCCATCGCCGGACTGTGTGTAATCTACGAATAGATCAAGTCCGAGAACGTTTCCACGGATCGCGCCTACGCCGACTGAACCGCCTGCGTTTTGTGGCTGGATTGCATTGAGGATTGGACGATTTGAAGAATCTACCAAGCCAATGAGATTTGACCATTGTGTAGGTGATGCAATCAAACCTGTTGCGAAATCAAAGGTGTTCGCATAAATGTCGGCTGCTGCACGTGCAACGTAGCCGCTTAATTCTGCGCCATCCCAAGGCAAGGTGATTGTTGTTGCATCAACAGTTGCGACTGATGCGATTGTGTCGAACGCATAAGCGTTAGTTGCCTTAGCGTAAGCATCCTGCATAAGAGCTGTCAATTCCGCAAAGAATTGTGGGCTTGTGCGATCCAAGACCTCGACAGAGAACTTCTGCATTCCTGCAAACTTCTTAACATCTACATCAAGGTATTCGATTTCTACCTGAGTATCTGAGAATGCTCCACCTTCGTTTACCTGTGCAACAGTTGGCGCAGTCTTTACGCGTGGGATCTGGAACTTCATACCTGCATCTGGAAGAACTCCGCCTGAAATCGCATCGATTGTTGGGCGAACGCCTGTGGACTTAGGATTAATAACTTCGGTTAGCTGACGTGTTGGTACAAGACCGGGAACGTCTGTGGTTGTATCTGTATCTGATGCAGCAGCAATCCATTGACGAGCTTCTTCAGATCCGAGAGCCGCACGTACGGTGTTCTCGACATAAAGAGCCGGTGTTACTTGGATGCGTGGCTTTGCATAGATTGGTGCGCTTACAGTTGGGCGAGCAGCTTCTACCGCAGGGGTTTCTACCACTTGCTCAACGGTTGCGGTGTCTGGAGTTTTCTCCACGACTGCCTCGCTTTCGTTTTGGGTTGGGTTTTCTTCTGCCGCTTCTTCTTCTGAAGCTGCAACGCTCAAGACTTCAGCACTCTTAAATGCAGCAGCTTGAACAAGACTTGTTTCAGCCATACGGCTTGACAACACACGGTAAACATCTTTATCGCGTTTACCATCAAGAACTTCAACACCTACAGACAAACCGCTACGCAGTTGCTCTGACGCTTCGATAAGCGCATCGTTTCCACGAGTTGTGTTAGAAATCTTGAAGGTTGCATAAATGCCATCTTCATCTTCACGGTATGAAACCATCCGACCGATTGGCTTTTTAGCATCATGCTCTAGAAGCAATTTAGGCTTTGGGCTATCAGGAATCTGGATAGAGCCTTTTTCAAATATAACTTTGCCGGCTGAGGTCTGTCCGACTTCGCCGCCAAATGGAACAATCTTGCCTGAAATTGTGCGCTCACTAATTGAGCATTCAACATCACTACTGAAGGTCAGGTGCATCATTATTTCCGTTCGGAGATAGGTTTTCCATTTCCATAGCATCTTCAATGGAAATTAGACCGAGTGTTAGCATTTTTTCAATGACGGCTAGACGCTCAAGCGCATTTACAGCTAGGAACGCATCCTCGACATTGAACTTAACTATGTTCCCTCGTGCCGTAATATCGTCCATAGACAAGCGATCCTGAATGGCGTGAACGTATGGCGCGAGGGAAAGAGAAACAAACTGACGGCGTTCGTCTTGAACATTTGCATAAGTCATGCTGTTGTTCATGTCTGCCGAAATGTAATACGCAGGCACATTCATCATTCTTGCAATCTGAGTAGAGGTTGATTGCACCGCGTCCACAAACATCATGTCGCGAGGTGAGAACGCTGTAGGCTGATAATCTAAAGTGCTGGTCAAATAAGCTGTGCTGCGGCGTTCACGCGCTGATTTCCATGCAGCGAGAATTGCTTGCACTTCTTCTTGCGATAAGTCTGCGCCAGTATTCTTTAGAACACCTGAAGGCATTGGAGTAGCTGATGCGACTCGCATAGCAGTTTCTAAATCAATAGCAGAACGCAAAGTACGTGCGCCGCGTTGCAATACGCCTTCATCTAAACCTTGAAACGTAACAAGCGATCCTAAACCTGACATTGGAGCAGGTGTGCCATCGATTGTGTATTGTGTAATGAAATTGGTGTTTACGTC